TATCCAGTCATCTTACCACTTGTCTTCATTAAAGCAGACATAAAGGCAAGAAGAAGGAACACTGTAGGAGCACCTATGATGAGTGCTGCACCAAATATGTAACCAACAAGGAACTCAGGTATCGAATGATTACCTAAGAACTCATGATTATTTAACAAAAAATCAATCATCGTTGGACATCGTGAGCACAACCATCACCAGTATAGTTATCACTATCATAATACCCTCCTTTGGTACCAAAGTAAAGGCTTAATGCTACAAATGGTAGTGCTGCAAATATTAGTATAGTTTCTAATCCCATTTTATTTCAATCGTGGAAACCTGGTATAAATTCCCCTTCGCAATAGTCTTCTTTATCAAAAAGTTCTTCTTCCTTTACATTTTTTCTCTTTCCTTTCTTACGTAGATAGAGATCACTTTCTACTTCAGTGATAAGTTGCTTTTCTTCATTCATTGTTCTCGGATCCTCCTATTGTACTACCATTCTTGGTAGCTAGTTTGTACATCTTCTCATGCATGGTTATATCATCTGCTATATCTTCTTCTGGTCTAGGGTTTTCATATGCTTTTCTCATGTCGTCATGTAGTCTTTCCATAGGATTATATTCGTAGTTAGAATCAAACCATTCATCATAAGGTAATACGTCGGGTGCAGGATAAGTCATGTTACCGAATAGAAAGTGTACTTAAGAAAGAGCTCCTCACCCTTCTTAATGGGTTTAATAGTCTTCATATGATAAATCTTACCCCAATCTTCCTGTTCATACCATTTCATGCAATTGGGGTCGTCACTGTGGTTTATAAAACCTCCTAGAGGCGTTCTCATGATGTCTTCATCCACAACCACGTGAGATATACCAAGATACATCATTGCATCAATATCTTCCTTTGCAAAGAGACCTTGACCTGCTACAGGACTATCTCTTACATGCAATTCTTTAGGCAACGCTTGATACATGATATAATAAAGGAATTGTAATATTTATGTCGGTGCCCCGCTCGGAGATAAAATTATTAGGAGTATCCTAACGGTTGATCCATGTTCCAAGACAACACCAGACGTTCCTTCTCACTTTGAGCAGGTAATGTGTAATGATGTACAAAGGAAGGGAAGAATATTACCGAACCACTTCGTATATCCCTCGGAGAATAGATGTCTACCCATCCTATGATATTATTGAAGGGACACACAAATTGCGTCGGCGTATGCTCCTCTGGGTCATAGTCAATGTACATGACTGCACTAAACCCTGTAGCTCCATGATTATGAATAAGATGCTGATCACCCTTACCACCTTTCTCAAACCAATACGCAGTAACCCTCAACTTAGGGTTTCTGATTTGTTCCTTAAACATCTCGAACTCATCTCTGATCAACAGTTCGATTTTCTCCCACTGTACCTTCTTTGATCGGAAGTCACTCGGAACATACTCACCAGGTTCTTTCTTAAACTCCTGATGACTCGATAAGTCTTGCAGTAGTTTCTTCTTATTATCCCAATCCTTCGCATAGAGGTGAAAGATTGGGACTGCAAACATCGGTTCGATGTATTCAGACATTATTTTCTGCCTTGACCACGATAACGCTTCTTAGCTCCATTACGACTGGATGCAGCATACTTTGTATGCTTCCCAGTTCCCTGACGGGATTTCTTGGGTATTGCTTCAACGAAGTTCTGCCCACTTAAAGATGCTTTAATTTTTGCCATAAAATTTTATTCAGTAAATTCTGGAGGAACGTATGACCCTCCTGATCCAATTACTATTCTATTCTGAATTACTGGTGCTGTCAAGTTCCTCGGATTAGGGGTTCCTGATGATCCTTGAGCACCATCCCCTCCTGCACCTGGACGGTTCGGAGCACAACAAGGTACCTTCCCTTCGATTATTACACCATTATTCACCACAACTTTTGCAGTTCTTGTTATAGCTGCACAGAAAAGACCAACTCCAGGTACAGGAGTCAGAGGAGTACCGTCTGGAACAATCATCAGAGGTCCTGAACTTGTTATTATAGTTGGACATGGAATTGCAACTCCAAGTGGTGTTGGAGGATATCCACAATTTCCATCAGTGGAAGCAGAATCTAATGTAGTAGCATCTGCTATGAATAAAGGTGTTCCCATTAGACTGCTCTCGCAACGTTTAGTAAATCTTGTTTGATGCCTTCGACATTATTGTGAAGGTAATCGAGGGTTTGACCGATGGTTTCGTAATCCTCACTGGTTGGTCGCTTGTACATCAACGACGGATTCTCTAGCTGCGAGATCCTCTTGTCCAATCCGTTCAATCTCTCGGACTGCCATAGGAGTGTTCTCTCCAATTCGTTCAACCTCTCCATTAACTCGTCCTTCATTGTTATCACCTGTATTAAAAGAATTCGACGCACGACTCTCAAACTCGTCGCAGAATGCATCGAAGTTATTGAGGATTTTATCGTAGTCTGTATAATCGACTTTTTGGGGCATTTTTTCCTGGGAAAATTTTTTTGCTTTTTGGGGTTTTAAAAAAACCATTTCAAAATATATTTATCTGTCGTCTGGATACTTTTGTAGGTTAGGGACTTATCGATTTTTGACATCGCTTGGCGGGTCGGCAAGGCAAAAAAAGGGGGCAAATAACTGCCCCCCTGTCTGTTCACACATGCCCATGGACTTACATATCTGAAGCGGGGCATCGACAAGGTTTCACCTTATGCCCAAATTTACCTACTGGGAATCGCTTACACCTGAACCCCTACTAAAAACAAGGACTTATGTTCCGTTACATGAGGATTACTAACTCTTAGAGTGTTGTCCCGATCTCAGGATGCCTTGTGCTTTCGGGCAGTAGAACCGCATTATTCAGATAATGCCATGGGCAGAGTTGTGTTTATAACTCTGCCAGCATTTCATCCATTTCTGCATGGTCGATTGTGTCATCTTGCCAGCGTACCCCGTCGGGTGTACGTATGCCACAGACCTCAATCAGTGTTGGGATCAGATCGCTGTAGAAATTAAAATCTCTGGCGATGCTGTAAAGACCCTCGTCATTTCCTAACCACAAGGCGGCATTCCATGTTTCATAGTTTGACCAACCGTTGTATGTAGAATCGTTCATGTGTGAAGGGGTGAATGTCATAATCTTATTATAGAGGATCAGCGACTAATGTCTGTCGCTGATGTTCCAGTATCCGTAGTGTCCACTGGGTGTCTTTAGGTCTTCCCAGTTTCTCTTTTCCATTGCTGCGAATGCTGCAAGGACTGCTGGATCTTTCATTGCTGAATCGTTAGCAAGAACACGTCCGCCGTAATAAGATTTGAGTTCGTTTGTTTTGTTCATGTTCTTATTATAGAGCATAGGGTGGCGACTGCTAGCTATTGAGTGCCACTTCTGCATCTGTCACACGAACCCACTTGATTGGTTTCGTGTTGTTATTGATCCTGAAAATCATTTGATCACCCTCCCTAGGATGCAGCTGCCTGGCGATTCGATATGCTGTGTCAATGTCTGCACAGTAGACCACGCCGTCAGGATCAAAATTTGCCCATGCTGCTGGTTGGACTGCCCAAGTTGTGTTCATGATTTTTCTTTATCCTTTGATTTAATTATACTAGCAAGGAACCGCACTGACTTGATAGCTAATGACAGTTCCCGAAGTGGTCGCCCACCCTTGGACGGGTGGGGTAAGTATGGGAGAGAATAGTGGTTCATTTTCTGGTGATCTGCTTTGAGATGTTATGTGCCACGAATCCACGGGCAGCATATGGAATTGTTAAACGGTCCCCGTTGCGAGAGTACACAAAATGTGATCCCCCGCAACGTTCCAACTCCCAACCGTTTTTCTTTGCCAGTTTCTTTAGTTGTCTTGTTGTCATGTGAAGGCGTAATGCGTTTGGACTTGAGAGATCAAAACTGCATCTTGTCTGAATGCCTGCTTGTATGCTGCAGCGATTGCCTCAAACTTTGGCATGTAATCTTGGACCTCATCGTCTGCAATTTCAATGTAGAAAATTTTAGTCTTTTCAAACTCACCCTGCCAGATGCCCTCGCCGTCAATGAATGTGCCGTACTCAAAATGTGGCATGATATCTGACTTGATGAATTCATTCATCATTGAATCTGAGACGGTGCCGCTGTTTGGAATGTTGCGACCCATTGTGATTTCAATCCTTTTCATAAGCATGTGTGACTTGTACTCTTTAATGATAACAAAAAAAGCGACGGTTGCCCGTCGCCTGTGGACACTTTGCGAAGTGGTCTATAGTGCCTCTTCGATTGCTTTGTCCAGTGCTAGTGAATACAGTGCTTGCTCATCAAGTGCAGTTAGGTCTCTGAAAAACTCTTGAACCCAACCGTCAAAAATGTCTTCTGCACGTGCTTCAACAAAATCTTGGTTGTAAGGCATGGAAATCGTGTGAATTTGATTTACTCTTATAGTATACAAGAAAAAAGCACCCCGTGGGGTGCGTGTGTGTCAGTTTCTGAACTGGTTAGCTAAGCGTTGAACTTGGGGTTGAACAATGTTAAAACCTTTAACAAGGTCAGACACGAGGGCGTTGATTTCGTACTCGTGAATTGCCCATCTCTGCTTTGCGTCTTGGGCGTAGCGTGAGAATGAAATCAGTTTGGCAGTGCTTGGGCGTCTGGGTGCTGTTACAGTTTTAACAACTGTTTTTCTGACCTTTGCCTTGGGTGCTACCTTGACTGCTGCTGCCTTTGGTTTGCGAGTTCTGGTCTTGCGTACCTTGGGTGCTGCTGCAGATGCTGTCATGAAGTAAAATCGTTTTGACTCTTCTATTATACATGGGCAGCGACACACCGCTAGCTATCATGTGCCACTTTGTCAAGTGGTTTTCAAAAAAAGCAGCCGCTCCGCTTAGACAGAAAAAAACGGACTTAAAGTCCGTTCATAAAATCTGAGATCGCTTCCAGATATTCTTCATAAGTTGAGTAACGATCTTTGAACTGGGAAGGCACCTCTTGAGTGAGTGCTGCTTCCATGCTCTCACGAATTTCACGATCCGTGTATCCCTTTTGATTGAACATGGGATAGAATTCAGAAATTACGCTCATGAGTTTGCCTCCTCAAATTTGATTTGGTGTTCTGCGTTTATGATCGCATCCCAGAGAGAGTCGAATGCGTCATCCTCAGTTGGGGGCAAATCGAGATCTGCTGCTGAAGAAAAAATGTCTGTGAGCAAATCGTATTGCTGAGACGAGAGAGTGATTTGAAATTGGTCGTTGATTTCCATATACGTATAATACACGATTTTGACCCCATTCCCATAAAAAATGGACAGTTTGTGAACTGTCCACGGGCGGCTGGATTTTTCCTACTCTGCCCTTAGATTGAATTTGATCACAAATTCATCTGTGAAATCTTGGTAGTCTGTGATGACTACGGGGCAAGCATCCAACCAGTTTTGGAAATCTTCATAGAGTCGGTCTTCAGTGTTCATAGAATAATGGGTGATCAACTTCAAATGGTTCGGGGTCATACTGTGTGTCAGCGTCAATGTCTTGTTTAAGATTTGGATCATACAATCTCATTGACAATTCTGCATCATCAGCAGTTCCTACCCACCCGTGACGGTCTAGAGAATTTCCGATGATCTCCCAGACCTGATGCACCTCCTCATCATTTAAAAATGAACAGATGTTCCAGAAGTGTTCTTTGTCGCAAGTCATCTGCACATCTCCGTGAATAGTTTGCGTGCTTGGGATTCTATGGCGTCACGTGTTCCACGTGATATATCCCATAACTCTTCCATCTCTTTGAGAGATAGTTTGTTGTGTTCTCTGAAATTGTCCCATGCTTCTTCAAAGCATGTTTCAAGCAGAGATTCGTGATGTAATGTTGACATGTCTTAATTATACAGAAAAAAGGGGGCATGTAAACCCCCTTGTGTGCCACTAGCTAAACTGTCACGCCGCTGTCAAAATCAAATGTGCCTCTACGTGTGCTGACGAACCATTCAAAGTTCTTTTGAAACACGCCGCACCCGTGAGCAAATTCTGAGCATAGGGCGTTTAATCTGCTCTTGGTGGTGTTGGATCTCCAACCCCCGTCAAAGAGTTGTAATGAATCGTCACTGACAGTTGCAATGTGATTGCCGTGTAGGTAAACAAATGCATTGCCTCTGATGTTCACTACCTCTGTGTTATCCTTTCTGAAATCAGATCCGTTTCTGATTGCCTGATTCATTTGGGATTCAATTTGACGCATGTGTGAAAAATGTTCGGTACTCTTTAATAATACATGAAAAAACCCCCATGTGGGGGTTGAGTGGACACTTTGTGAACTGTCTACGGGTCAGCTGAAATTTCTTCCAACTCTTTTAATATATGGTCATCACCCATTTCGGTGATGTGTTCGACCAACTCATTATTGGTCATATTCTCATAGTAGTCTATGAGTTGTTCATAAATGAACTGTTCGGCAACCTTGCGGTCCTCCATGATGCGGTCAACATTGATTTCTGCATAGAGATCCGCAAGGGTGGTTTTTTGGGTCATAGTTCTTCAACTGATTCGATAGTCCATTCTGATGTGTACTCATCCTCAATGTCAAAATCTCTAATATTGGCATGTGCTTTGTCACATGCCTCGTCTTCGGTCTCTGCTTCAACTAAAATCGTGAAGTAGTTTACCTCTGAGCATTCGATACGGAATTGATTCATGAGAATAAGGGACGCATGTAATCTTTGAACTGTTCACGCATGTCATCGGCAAGAACTCTCAACTGGTCTTCCGTTGAATTGTTGCCACTAGCGACAAGTTCATCATAACATGCTTGAGAGATGCCTTTGTCTGTGATGTCATACTCATGTAGTTTGACGTGCTTGAAAAACATAAAAAATCCTGAACATGTCTTTATTATACATGCTCAGGATCTGGTTTCAATATCTAGTGAGACAGTTTGTCAACTGGTCTAGCTAGAGAGGCAAGTAACCTGCAAATTCCATCCCTGGTTCATCAAAGAACCATGATATGCTAACATCAGGGAAACGCTCTCTCAATTCGTAGAAAATTCCCTCTGCTGGTGACCATGCAGTTTCAAACTCACACTCAAAACTGTTTTCATCTAAATGGTCACAACTGCCTTTGTCAATTTCCCACTTAGTCCCCCAGTTCTGAATGTTCCAATCGTACCAACGATCATCATTTTTTCCATCTGGAAAATCGTAGGTAGTATAGACCACTTTGCCATCTGGGTTCTTGTGCTCTCTCTTGACTGGCAGTTCACCTTTTGAATTTGGGGTGTTTTTCCAATCAGGTGCTGGTTTGATATGCTGGAATGGTTCGTCATTGTCAAAGATGTCATAGACTTCTTTTAACTGTGCTTCATTATCTGAATAGAATGAAACTCTGTTGTGACACCAATTTGGCATGTGATCTCCGTTAAGGTTTGAAAATGGGTGAGGTAGCAGATGTCTGAGTAATGCTAACTGCAAACTCTCAGGGATGCCAACCTCGATCCCACATTTATATAATAACAAAAAAAGCACCCTTGTGGGGTGCTAGTGGACACTTTGTGAAGTGGTTGGAGCTAGATGTCCCCGCTGGCAACTGCCTCTAGAATCTCAGTATACTGCAATTGTGCACTGGTAGGAAAGATTTCATCTGATGGACCATAAAGGTCATTCATGAAATCTCTCACCCGCTCGCGATCTAGACTGTCGCCGTCACCCCAAGTGTAAAAATCATCATCACGTTGATCCACTTCATCCAAATATGTGAGAGTGGCAAATGCAATTTGTTCTTTGGTTCTGCCTTGGTCATATAAACCGTTGGCACCGTAGAATGAGAAAACGTAATCAATGAATTCCTGGAAGTTGAGCATGAAAAAACCTGAACTATACTAATTGTACATGCTCAGGTTTGGTTTGTGTGCGATTATATGCCACTTAGCTAACTGTCCTCGTACCCATTGTGCTCTTTCTTCATTTTTGGTACTTTATGCTTATGCTGTCTACGTATATTTTTTACATCATACCCATAATCCTCGAAATCATCAATCTCAGGTTTGTGCCCTTCGCTCTTAGAACGTTTGGTCATTGGTTTTAGGTCAATTATGCCTCGATATGGTAATTATTTAGTGATATCAACTAGTTTGCCCTCTTTTATACTACTATGAAGTAGTTTACCAAGAGATTCTTTGTTAACTAGAGATTTATTGACTAAATTATTGAATTCTTCTGTATTTTCACAGTTAAATTCATATTCTTTGTCAATATTACTCTGATATGTAACAAATACAGAGTTTTTTCCAATTTTCAACCTATTAACGGCTGAACTATCCAGGTTTTCGTAAGTTTTCACAAACATCTTAAAAATGCGTTTTCTGAAATTCCTCAAAATCTTAAAAAGTCACTTTTTTAACTTTCTTACTTTTATAAGAAACTTAAAATCTTAACTTTTTGTCTTTTTGAGTTTTATAATAAAGTGCGAATCCCAAAAAACTCAAAAAGACAAAAAGTTCACCTTCCGAGTTCTTTGGAGATCCATGCAATTATTATAACAGGACTCGAAGGGATTTGCAAGTGTTTTTGAGGATTTGTGGACACTTTATAAACTGGCACAACCGTCCTTGACTTTCGGTAGGGTGCGGCCTAAGACTACATCAACAGAACAGCTTAACTGCTTTTTCCACACATTTTTAAATGTTTTCCACAACACCTCTAAAAACTGTGGAAAACCCAGTGACACCAATGTGCGGATACTGGTACAAGGATACTATCCTATACTATCTTTTGTGTCAATCGTGTATCCCAAATTGAGTGAGATCATACTTAGGCATTTGTAGTGGTTCAACCTCTATCTTAGGTGGTTCACCTATCATGTCTACTATGCTATTCTTAATGTCTTTCTTACCTATGTCATATGGTGATGGTGCATTCTGTACACATACTTGTAGACATAGTAGCTGTTCGTCATTCAATTCTATTTTCATTGTGGATAATGAGGTGGCATAGGTGTATGTTGTTCAACTAAATCTTGTGCTGGTTGTTCATACTCAGGTGTGTACACATGCCTTGATTGATATTCAACATTTGTTTCTTGTTTAAGACTATTACGTAATTGTAATGCACGTCTTAAATCATTTAACTCTTCATTTAATATGTCATCAGTGACAGTATACTGTTCGCAGTTAACTAATTGAATGAGTATGTCTACTTGTTTGTCTGTTAATGTAATTGTTTTCATTATCCGAATGTATTTGCATTGTAATGTGTCCTTGTTGGTTTAACTTTATATAATTGTTGTCTTGCAGTATTGTATATTCGATACAACAAGTCACCATTTATTTCCATGTAAACCATCCTGTTACTATGTACTTCTCTTGTGTCAATGATACTACTCCTTTATGCTTATGTGTATAGTGGGGTGGAAATAATACTGTCTTCCCTTTGATTGGTTGAACAGTATAGTCTTGATAAGTGAAGTATGTACCTCCACCATCAGTTAATGTGTTAAGATAGGTGATGTATGCAACAACTCTTGATT